CCCTTGGTCGCGGCCGTGATGGTCGCCTTCTCGGCGTCGTTGATCGCCTTGTTCTTGAACTCGCCGTTTTCCGTCACCGCGTCGAGCGCACCGAATTGCCCCATGCGATAGCGTGGGTGCGCGCGGAAGTCGGAGACCGTGCTCGACGCCGCCCAACGGCGCCAGGTATCAGGCGCGAGCGCGTACGCGGCCTCGAGCATCTTGTGCATCGTGTTCTCGAGGAGCACGGTGAAGTCGCTCGTCGATTGGGTGATGCCGCTGCGATAGGTGAAGGCGGTGCCCACGAGATCCAGCTTGCTCAGGCCTCGCGTCTTGATCCCGCCTCGTTCCAGGCACTCCCGCGCCAGGTCGAGCAGTGTCAGGCCGCGGAAGTCCCCTGGGTCGAACGACGCCAGGTCGGGCGACTTGGGATTGGCGTGTCGTGCGACGACGTCCACCATCCCCGCCTTGTGGAGCAGCCAGTTGCCGGCGCCGCGGAAGAACTTGTCACGGACGTCTTCGCCGGCGACGACCGTGTGATTCCCGTCGGTGCGGGTCTTCTTGTCTGCGGCTTCGAGCTTCTCCATGATGACCGACCGCGCGTCAGGCAGCGGGGTCCCCTTGGTGATCAGCTCCTCGATGAGCGTCTCCGCGGCAGGCTGATCGAACTTCGCGGCACGCACCGCGAGGCGAATGCCGGCTTGACGCTCACGCTCTTCGGTGACGGCCGCTGAGCGGATCTGCTCGGCGTTCGCTGCGGCGCCAGGCGTACCCTCAGGACCCTCGTCCTCGTCGTCGTCCTCGAGCGCGCGAATCTTCAGCTCGACGGCCTCGGCCTCACGCATCTTGGCGTCGAACGACGATCGGGACTCATCGTCCTTGAACGAGCCGTCAGCACTGCGGAAGCCCTTGGCTTCGTCGACGAGCGTTCGATACTGTTTCCGCAGTTTCTTGAGCGTCTTCATGAGTCGGATTCTCCTCAGTGCAGCAGAAACGCCTCGGCGAGTCGGAGCGTGCGATTGCGATCCGTGTCGGTGATCACGCCGCGCGCGATGAATTCACACGGGTTTGGCGAGCGATCGGCGCTGCGAAATCCGGCGCCATCGTCGTCGCCGGCGGACACGGACGAGAGTTCGACCGGCTCCCAGTCAATCGCGCGATAGACCGGCACCTTGTCGACGGACTCTTCCGCCTTCTCGAGCTTGTAAATGCGATAGCCGATGCTCAGGTTCTGGACGATGCCGTCCTGGACCTTCTGGAACAGCATCTCGGCTTCGGGGTCGATCGCCGCTTTCGCGAAGCGAACCGTCGCCGTGCCCTGCTTCCCGTTCGTGTGGGCCGTGCCGGCGACGATGACGCCCCGCACGATGGCCGCACGGTAGTCGCCACCCTTCAGCGGGTGTCCATCACAGAAGGGCGCACCGTTGTTGAATCGCCCAAGGCGCACGTGCCGCGCATTGAGCGAGAGCTCCTCGTAGTACTTGTCGAAGTAGCCGCGCAGGACGCGCTCGCCCGTCGACCAGACCACGTCGACGGTGCGCTTCTCGACATTGACGCTGGATGGCACGAACGCCGCGCGTAGCGACAGCGGAGGAAGCTCGCGCGTGATAACAGGATTACCCGCAGACATGAAGAGCCAGCACGCGCGTCATGAAGGTGTGACGCTCATGGTCAGGCTCTTCTGCGAACGGCCCAAGGAAAACCCGATGGCTATTCCTCTGAATTCCCTACTTTTCCCGATGATTCCCCCGGATCGGTCGGATTCCCCGCCTGTGTGGTTTTTCGCGCGTCGCTGTCCAGCACGATGCCGAGATCGTCCAGCCGCTTCAAATTCGCCGCGTATTCGGGCCAGAACGTCTCTGGGTCCAGGCCCTGCTCACGTACGAGATCGTCGAAGAGCGCCTGACCTCCCCTGACCCGTGTGATGCCGGCCCTGGCTTCTTTGTCGGGCTCGATCAGCGGCATCGGCGGTGGCGTCCATTCCGCAGCGGGCGTGTCTCCGATCGAGCCCGCGATGAATGCGGTCTCCATCGCCCAATCCCAACACGGACCGCAGAACATCGGAATGATCAGGTTCCACCGCCAGTCGTGGACGTTGGCCCAATGGGCGAGTCGTGCCATGCGGGCTGAGCTGAAGTTGACCGCGCTGTAATCGCCGGTCAGCTCCTCATAGGTGATGCCGAGGCCGGCGGCGATCGCGCGGAGCTGCCGCTGATCGAATCGGCCATCGACCGGCCGCGGCGGCGTCGTGAACGTGATGCTCTTGCCGACGGGCAGCTTCTGCAGCGTGCCCGGCTGAATGGTCTCGAGGAGCGGGTCTGAGGCGTCCTTGTCGCCGACCGCGACACCGGTGCCGTCGGTGTCCGTAATGAAACCCGCCAGGCACGCGGCCACTTGCTGCTGCACAAGCGCGGCATCCTCGAACACATCGAAGCCTTTCAGGCGCGCAATCACTGGGGCGTACCAGGTGACCGCGCGGACCTGGCCAGGCCGGCGCTTGCGGTAGACGTGCAACACGCCGTCGGCCGGCACACGCTGCGAGGTCCCAATCAAGCGGCTGGTGCCGAAGCGATTCGCCGAACCGGGATGCTCGGGGAACAACCAATAGGCCACGCGTCGACCCATCGCATCGAACTCGACACCCTGAATGATTTTCCCGCCCTCGCGTGTGGCGATGAGATCGCGCGTCGTATCGAGGTAGTCCCCCTCGAGGACCTGCAGCTGCATCGGGATCGCCAGGCCCCGGTTCGTGACGCGATACCTGCGCACGATGACTTCACCGCTTTCGGCAACGGTTTCCATCACGAGCCGCTGAAGGCCGTAGAAGTCACGCTGGCCCTCGAGATCGCACTGCGTCGAATGGCCCCACGCCTTCCAGAGGGTCCGCGCACGCTTGACGGCGTGGCCGTTCAAGTCGCCGATGGGCTTCGGCATGATGCCCCAACCAACGGTGTTGTTCGCGATCACCTGCTTGCCGCGCTCCGCCCACGGGTTGTTCCTGATGAGATCGCGCGCGTGATCACGGAGCACCGGAAGAGCGGCGGCGTTCGCCGCATTGACGTCCGTCGACATGCGCGTCCATCCGTCGGTGCGTCGTCCGCCCTGTGCGGCCTCGTAGTGCGCGTAGGTCAGCGCGAGCGCGCGAGCTCGCAGCCGGCGCGCGGCAAACTGCGGGGCCACTGAGAGCAGCGCGCGGTCCAATCGGCTGAGCGTCATGCGTCGAATCCTTTCGTGATCCCGAGGCGGACGAAGCTCGGCGTGCCAGCGCTCGCGTTGACCGCTTGCTGGGCCGTCCCAAGCGCCGCGAGCATTTCGTCAGTGCTCTGGTACTCGACTTCACGGTCTGTGTACCGCACTCGTCGCACACCGCTCGCGATCGCGGCCTTCAGGGTGTCGACGTCGGCCTGTGTCCATGCCATCGGATCTATCGTCCTTTCTTGAACCAGCTCGGTTTCGGCGAAATCCACGGCCCCTGCCGAGCGTGCCCTGCCGACGGGACTGGTGCTGGGGAGCTCGGCGGCGGCACCGGCGACGCCGGTGGCGGTGGAGGCTCGTGAGAGACGGCGCTCTCGAGCTTCGCCCAATCGGATTCAGCGAAGCGATCGATGCCGACGACGGCGGCCGCCGCGCGTGCGCCGACTCGACAATCGAGGAAGTGATTCTCCCGCCCGGGTTGCAGGGTCCAGACGTACACGATGAAACCCGTGTGGATGCGCTGACCGACCAGGCGTTCCGCCGTGAGCTGCTTGAAGAACTCTTCGTCGTACTGCGGGAAGTGACAGTAGCCCGGTGGATCGCTGTCGCCGGCGGCGCGCGCCGTGTCTGTCGGACGTGGCAGCTTCAGCCAGCCATAGAGCTCGCTCTTCGCGACCGGGGTGCCGATCGGCCAGACACGGTGGCCGATGCGCTTGCCGCTGGCCGTGACGAAGAGTTTCGCCGGCGTGCCAATCAGCAGGCCTGCGCGATCCGTCCCCTTCGTGGCGATCACACGAGCGCTGCCGTGCCGCCGCGCGTAGCTATACACCGTCTGCGTCCGAAACCCGCTATCGACCGCCGTCCGCGCAATCGCGAGCTCCGCGCCAGACACGTGCCGGAACGTGCGAGCGAGCACCGCGTCGAGCTTTACCCAGGGCCCCGACGTCGTTTCGTCCGCGGTGTCACCGGGGATGGAGAAGGCATCGATCGACCACGAGCGCTTCCCGCGCCCCCAGCCCACCACTTCGTAGACCAGGCGGTCTTGCTGCACGTCGACGCCAGCGGTGAGGAAGAGCACGCCCTCCGGGCATGTGCCGATGGCGTAGCTCTCACGCCGTTCGTAGAGCCGCTCCCACTCGGGCGCTTCCCCCTTGTCCTTCCACGTCTCACCCAGAACCGTGTTGACGTAGGTCTTCAGCGACTCGACGCCCTCACGATTCGCCGCGATGTATTCGGCTGCGAGCTGCGGCCACGTGGCGTTCGGGGAGTAGCTATACGCGGCCCAGATGTGAAAACTCGCGTGCCCGGTGAACAGCGCCGCGGCACACCATTCCC